CGCAGTAGCATCCTCTCACAGGAGCGTTTAGTACAATAAACAACTCCGGAGTATACCTTGTTTAGTGATTTATTGAACCCCGATCACAACATAAGCTGCCTTTATGGTCGAGGGCATTTTGTGCCCCCATGTTATAAAAATGTAGCGATAACACCGCTAACCACTTGAATTTAAGGTTTTCTACTGCGCCGCTACCATGCTTTGGGGCAGTGATGGGGCAAAGCGTGAAAGCGCCTGGTTGAGCAGAGAAACCTGTTCGGCGCTCTTCTCTGACATCCACCTTCCATACACCTTGTAAACCATCTGAGCATCGGTATGCCCCATCTGAGTTGCTATAAAGTTTGGGTTTGCACCAGCTGATAATGACCAGCACGCATAGGTATGCCGTGACTGGTACGCGTTACGGTAGCGAATACCCGCGCGCTTGATTATCGGGGCCCAAATTTTATTAATGGAATTAACCGCGTAGTGATATCCTGTGCGAGGTCCACGTTTGACGCATTGAGGGCTGAATACGAAAGTGCATGTTTGTATGACGGACTGTCCATACTCACGCAATTTCACTTCAACCTCATACTGCCGGCCAAGGCGTGTCAACTGGGCCTGATCCCTCAGGGCATCAATAGCTGGTTGTATGAGATAAATCACCCTGTCAGTTCCTGCCTCGGTTTTTGGCAGGGTGAACTCATACGTTTGGGTCAGGTTACGTTTAACCGTAATGGTACCCGCAGTGAGATCGATATCTTCCCATGCAAGACCACATAATTCCCCATGCCTCATTCCGGTATAAACGGCAACGGTCCAGAGGTTACGCATCTGCTGGTGGCCACATGCCTGAATGAACCTGATGAACTCGTCTGACGTGAGTGGATCGGGTTCGTCTTTAGCCTTCCTGAGTCTGTTAATTCCGCTAAACGGGTTTTCCTTTGCATAACCGTTATCAGCTCCAAACTGGAAGATCTCGGCCATCAGCATCATGTAATTATTCACCGTGGACGACTTCCTGCCTTTCACCTGTGTCCGGTGATCCTTCTTCATCACATGAAAACCCGTCATCAACTCCTTCCTCACATACAGCAAATCCTCAGTAGTCACCGCAGAAACCATTTTGTTTTCGCCGATGCGCGGAAGCATGTTTTTTATGATGGATTCGTACCTACTCATGGTGTTTGAGCTGATTTCCATCTGCTTCAGCTCTGCCCATTTTTCGGTAAGTTCCAGCACAGTAATTTCCTTACTATCCTGACCGAACCGGGCAAGGTTCGGTGAGTTAGGGAACTTTTCCGCATAGTTAAAATTCCCCATCCTTATCGCAAAACAAACCGAAGAACGAAGCTCACCGGCAATCTTGCGATTTTTGGCAGTATCAGGGACACCGAGGTTTTCCCTGACTCTTTTGCCTTTATATACAAACCATACGCGGAGTGAACCTCCGTGGTTTTCGACGCCTGTCGGGTATGATGTATTGGCCATTAATCCCTCCTGACGTCCAGGAGCGCTGACGAGTGTACTGCTTTTCATGCTGTCTTCGCACCTGGTTGATTTTTTTTCTGAGCCTCGACCCACTGATCAACGGCTTTCCTGTTGTACATGCATTCGCTCGATGGCTTGGGATTACCATCTGGTGAAATATGCAGGTACTCTCGGCCAAGCATCCAGGATTCCTTTCTGGCCCGGGTGATGGTACCGGGCTTGAGCCCGGTAACCGCAATCAGAACCTTTTCGCTAACCCAGTCATTCGGCACCAGAAGAACGATATCAGCACTGGTTTGCATGGATCTCCTCCACTTTCTCTTCAGCCAGACGTACGCACCGCGCAAAAGCAGAGGGTGTTACAATTTCGCGCAGGGCCTGAACAAGAAAATCATTTTGCTGTTGGTGCAGCTGCAGGTTGCGTTCTTTTTCGTCATGACGCAGTACTGCCAGACGTGCTGTGATGATACGGCGCTTACCTTTGATCACCCGTAGCGCGTTCTCAGCTTTTTTACGCCATGTACTCCAGTCACTGCTGCTGTTAGATCTCGCCAGTTGATCTTCAATACTGAGCTGCGCTTCTTCTGCGTTAACAAGCTGCTGCAGGCAATCGCTGATAGTGTTCAGGTTGTCTGTCTCGACGAAAAATTTGTGCATTGTTAATCCTCCTCAGTGCATTACCGGCATGTCTGGCATACCTTCTTTTCGAATCTGTTCGATGAAGCTGTCATGCAGGAGATTGAAACCTTCCCGCCCCATTTTGGAGAGTCGAAGCCCGTCCACTGGATCCGTCTCTAACATGTCCATGTACATGCGCATCGCCATCCGCTGACCGAGTTCCTGACCGTATTTCTCAATGGCTATCCCCTCTACATGGGTTGCGAGAGCTAATCGCTCTGGCGCAGGATAAACACTGATTGAACCGTACTGGCCTGAGTAGATAACACCGATATCGAAGCCACCAGAATCGTTGGCAACTTCAACGGTACCGTTCTTTCCCTGCTCCTCAGTAATGAAGATGGCGACGAGCATCCAGCGCCATATGATGATTTCCTTCTCAATGCCTGGGGTAAACCAACCGCTTTCAATCGCTTCCATAATGCAAGCCAGCAGATCTAATCCATCAGGAATTCGTTTGTCGTAGTTACCGTTGTCGAGCTGGCGAACCGCAACTGAATAGCCAATGACCCGGTTACCAAAACGGATGCCGGTTGATGTCGGCTCCGGGGTAAAGACTGAATCAACCATCAATGCACTCCTTTTGGTTTTATGGCCTGCAGTGCATCGACTTCTTTAACGAAACGGTCATGCATCGCATCCCGTTTCTCGCACCATTTTTCCATTGCGCGCTTGCGTGCCAGGATGCGCCGCAAACGGCGTACACAGCGCTGGTGGGCGGCAAGATACTCAGCCTTTGTTTCCCCGTCTCGCCATACCTCCCTGTCATCGCGATCAATACGCACCCGCGGGTGACGCTGCGGAAAACCTGAACGCTCAAAAGCCTCGGTGGTCATGAAGAAAGCCAGATAGCGGATCGCCGTATCTCGCGTGAAGCATTTTTTGATACGACCGTGGCGTACTGCCACGAATAGTGGGCCAACTGGCGTGTCGTGTTTCTGTAATGCCAGGTCAATCATGCTTACGGTGCGTTTATCGTTCATTTCCGGTCCTTAACTTTGCTGTATCGTTCGTGACTCATTACTTCCCAGTTCTTTCCGCCATCGCGGGAAAGTAGCCGCCAGCGGTGATTAACCTTGAGGCTCAAATTCCTGGAGCCGTGCATACGGCAGGGGTGAATGCGCCTTGCTCTGAACTGGCTTAAAACGTGTGCTGCTTTGAGGTGAACCCACTCAGGAATTCGTATCGCTGTCAGTGTCATCATCTGCCTCCATTCCATGACCCTCTGTTTTCGGAGCCTCCACTTTTTGTTTTTTGACGAACTCCACCAGCTCAGAAATGAGCTCGTCGATTAACTCCTTCCCGCTATCCGTAAGGAATTCACCGCTGCCATTAACATCAACAGCGCTGCTGTAAATTCCCTTGATGGCTTTTACACCCTCGATATTTCCGTATTCACTGAACGCGAGCCTTTCGAATTTTCGTAATAATCCATCGAGAAGAATCTCTGTTAACTCGACCGTGTTAATGCCGCCTTTATTAAGCTTAATAACAAGGCGGTTACCGCCTGTTTTACGCTGGTGGCGTAATAACGCTGCCTTTAAAATTCTCCGGCGATAGACTTCTGTTAATTTATCCATTACGCTGCTCATCCTCTAATTTCATAACTATCTCTTCTTCTTTTTCTGTCCAGTTATGAATATCACCAGCCAAGTCATAAACAAGAGAGCAGATTGCTTTTAGTTGAAAGTGGTCGAGTTTGTCGTGATATTCAAATAATGTTTGTGATAGACCTGCCAGTTGCTCGGCTTTGATATTCACAGCCTGAATATCCTGCCTTTTAAATAAGCCCATAATTACCGCCCGTATGCTTTTTTCAGGTAAAGGCGAGCGATTACCTCGTAACCACAGGCCGCATAAAGACACGCTGTTTTGTATGCCGATTTATCAATGATGAAAGTCATATGAAGCACCTCACAGCCAAAGAAGCGACCACCCGACCGTGAATTTTGATTTCTTTCTGTTCATCAGCATTAAGGGTGAAAGTTTCGTAATGATGGTTATCAGAGATGATTTTTAATGAGCCATCAGCTAATGGCTCAATTCTCTTAATGAAAAGGCATGGGCGACCAAAAGCATCCATTGTGTAAACATAAATGCCAGAGGTAAGCGCACTTCCACCGCAATCAACGAAAGCCACAACCTCACATGGTTCGATGGTCGGCTGCATTGAATCACCTTCCATCCGGCAGCTTTGAACGCGGTTGCCAAAGTCATTAATGTTGTCAGATCCGAACAGCATCTGAGGCGTTTTAATTGGCTTATTAATTGCGACGGAATTTTGCATTTTCATTTCCTCAGGGTGAGTTTGGCCCCACCAAGAAAGGTGTTAATTAAATAATGTTAATTAATTTTAAATCTTGTCGGCTTGCTTGCAGATTGTTTCTTGCAAGTCGTCTAATTTTTCATAAACGATAGTTAGCGTACCGATAGCCGACAATTCCGGAGGCATACAATCCATAGCGTTGGATAAAGCCATTCTGCAATTGCCAATATCCGCAGACCATGAATTAAGTTGATTGGAAGTTATAATGCTTGTTGGCTCTGTAAATTCACCACACTGCTCGTTTCCTGAAATGAGCCACAGAACATCAGAATGAAGAATGTTAGCCAATTGGATTAACTGGTCAGCAAACGGAACAGTTTTTTCCGTTTCCCAGTTGTTAATGGTTTCGGTTGTTAAACCAAGATGATCAGCCAAAAAATCCTGAGACAGTCGAAGCGAAGATCTTTGATTTAATATTCTTTTGCCGATGGTTTTGGCTACGGTGATTTGAGTATTCATTTCATTGGCTCCGTTGTTTGCCGATGAATGAACTTTAAGTCATGCAATAACTTATTGCAATAACAAAACTTATTTTTCTTTTGCGATTTAGTTTAATGTATTGATTTTTTTGATTAAATTTTGTTATTAAACTGCATGCTTACAGCTACAGACAAAGAAAAAGCCGCTTAAAAGCGGCTTCAAAAGGTGGGGTGTTGAAGGTTAGAGCCTATTGTAATTGATTGATTCATGCATTATGGCTTTACCCATCACGTAAAGGTCATCTTGGTTTTCTTCCGTGATATACCATTTCTCATATGCCGGATTATCCGATAAGACTGCCAGCCTGTTTCCCTGCATCTGGAGACGTTTTAGGTGAAATGTTTTACCAAAAACAAACACATACACACCATCCGTTAGAAAGTGTCGGACGGAAATGTCTACGAAGACACGATCACCGGAATTGAACGTGCTGGCCATGCTGTCGCCATTGACGGTCATTACTTTTACGACATCTTCACTACGATTCCCGAAGAGGGATTTTGCATGTTGAGTCGTGAACTCAATAGCGTGTAAAACCTCCACATATTCTGAAAGCATGAACGTGCCAGGCCCTGCACTCACTGAAAGGTCAAGAACCTCGACCCTGAATATGCCAGCGTTATCCTTTACCTCCCTTTCGGGCATGGTCTCTATCACATAGCCCTGTCTATGAGGCACATGATTTTTTCCAGTTGATAGCCATTCAGGGCTCACACCCAGCGCATTAGCAATCTCAACCAACTTACGTGTTGTGTTGGTTTTGCCTGCAACAAGACGCCAGATAGCTGGTTGCGAAACCCCAACTTTCATCGCTAATTCTGCCTGTGTAAGGCCTGCGTCAACCATCGCTTTTTGAAGACGATCTGAGAATGTGTTCATACCAATAAGCCTATACAAAAAGTTATTAAGTGGCAAATACGATAAGTTATTGCATAAAGTTATTCAAGGCTATACTCTTTCCCTATGTTCAATAACTTTTGGTATTTTTATGATCAATCAATATGTCAAGAGAGCTATCGATATTCTCGGCGGCCAAGCTGCATTAGCAAGGGCGTGCGGGGTTACTCAACCGGCTGTATTTCGCTGGCTTAATGGTAGCCGGGTTAAGGCTGATCATGTCATGTCCATTGTTAAAGCTACTGGTGGCGAAGTTAAAGCCTACCAGATCCGCCCAGACCTTCCAGATACATTCCCTCACCCGGGCAATGAGGTGTGATATGTCGCACTCAATCACTACCGAAAACCAAATTAAGCCATTGGATATCGATTATCGCGATCCGCGCGGTGTGATTGTGCATGTCACCGGCTGGAATCGGGATAAACAGCAGGTGTATTTCACCAGGCAGAATTATCCGCATGAATGCATGCAGCCTGTCTGGAAGTTCCAACAATATTTTACAAAGGTCTCGGAGGCGCAAAATGCGTGATTACGGAAAGGTGCCGTCTGAGTTTTGGTTAGACCAGAACGGCAACAAATGGAAAGCGCCCACGATCAAAGGTCGCCTGAAAATGCGCGTACCCTGCCATCGCGCACTACGCGAATTTGTTCTTTGGCGCGACGGTTTCAAATGCCGTCATTGTGGCAGTCAAGACCGCATTAAATTGGTCGCAGATCACATTGTATCGCGACGTAACGGTGGGGCTCACCACCCAGACAACATGCAATGTTTGTGTGATTCCTGCAATGCGCGCAAGGCCTCCCTGGTAGATGCCAAATTCCAGTCAAAGTCTGATGTAAGTGAGGTTATTTGTGCTGATGGAGGGCTGATTGATGGCACGCATTAGAACAATTAAACCTGAGTTCTGGACCGATGAGAAAGTTGTCGAGTGCTCATTTGAGGCGCGCCTGATGTTTATCGGCATGTTCAATTTTGCTGATGATAAAGGCAATCTGGTGCGCTCCCCTAAGCGTATCAAGATGCAGATTTTCCCTGCCGATATGATCGACTGCGAACCGTTAATTAAAGAACTTAGTGGGGCAGGATTAATCAGTGAGTATTCAGTGAGTGGTGTTGAATATATTCACATTGATGGTTTTTCTAAACATCAAAAAATTAACCGACCATCCACAACAACAATACCTACTCCTGCAGACGTTACTGATAACTCACGGAAACCAGCACCGAATTACATGGATGGCTCAGTGAGCGATGATGAAAAACAAAAGCATGATTCACATACAAGTAATGGAGATAACACTGAGGACTCACTGAGTGCTCACGACGAACTCACTGACGGAAAGGAAAGGAAGGGAAGGGAAGAGGAAAGGAATAAAACTAATTTGTCCGATTCGAATCGGACTGATGGCGATAAACCTGACGAGTCGAAAGGGAAACCTTCACAGGAAAAACCTGATTCAGAATCAGATGATGCTGAAGGCCAAGATCCAGTCGATGTCGCTTTCGAAAATATTTTTTGGGGGGCAGGTCTGAGAAAGGATGCCAAGGTCAAGGCTAAGTCAGCGTTCAGGACCAAATATCGCGACTGGAAAAAAGCGAACCGAGGTACGCCTGAGAACTTCGCCGTTATGCTGGCTGAAGATATCAGCCTCCGGGTGAAAACACAGCAAATGGGGTTCGACAAACTCCTGCCAGCGTCATACCTGAACGGAGAGCGCTGGAACGATGAAAAACCAAATGGAGCTCCTCAGATATCCGCAAGCGCAAACGCCATCGGTGGGACAGGGGCTTCCTGGTTCGCAAAACCAAGTGACGGTTCGGCTGAGGTATTTATCAGCCAGGCAGCCATTGACCGCATGAAGCGCGGAGCTAACCGCCCATGAAAAGAATCCTCAAACGTCTACTGGTTGCTGGCTATAACCGCGGCTTTTTGCGTGAGGAATTCGTGACTATGTGCTTTATAAAATTCGATTTACGGAGTGTGTGATGACCCCTGCTGAGTTATCTGAAAAATTGTGGGACAACGCCGAAAGAGTTGCGAAATACCTGCTTCCACGAGGACACCTCGAGGGCAAGGAGTGGTGCGCTGGTAATACCAATGGTGATGCCGGTAAGAGCCTGAAAATTAATCTCGGTGGTAAGAAGACTTGGGCAGATTTTGCAAGCGGCGACAGCGGAGACCTGCTTGATCTTTGGGTGCTGGTGCGTAACTGCCAGCTGCACGACGCTATGCGGGAAGCGAAAGAGTTCCTTGGGCTGAAGGACGACGATAACCACTTCGAGGCGAAGAAAAAAACCTTCTCACGGCCAACCAAAAAAGGCGTTAAAAAGGCGAGCCATTGCTACGACTACCTCTCTTCCCGTGGCATCACCCGAGAGACAGCTGATCAATTCCGTGTTTCGGACGCAGTCGTCTGGTACCACGATGAAAACCGCGAAATTCCGGCAGTGGCGTTTCCGTATCTTCGCAACGGTGAGCTGTTGCAGGTAAAGCGAATCGGCACTGAACGACCAAATGGCAAAAAGTTGATCATGGCTGAAGCTGATTGCGAGCCATGTCTGTTTGGCTGGCAGGCTATGGACGCGAAAGCTCGCGCTGTTGTGCTTTGCGAAGGAGAGATTGACTGTATGACCTACTCGCAATTCGGTATCAGTGCTCTATCGGTACCGTTCGGCGGTGGAAAAGGGGCCAAACAGCAATGGATCGAATACGAGTATCACAACCTCGACCGATTCGAAGAAATTTGGTTAAGCCTCGATAACGATGATGTAGGGCGCGAAGCCGCAAAAGAAATTGCTCGTCGTCTAGGGGAGCATCGTTGCCGCCTGGTAGAGCTGCCGCACAAAGATATCAATGAATGCCTGACCTCCGGGATGAGCGAGGATGAAATCTGGCACTACTTGGGGACCGCTAAATTCTTTGACCCTGATGAACTCTGCTCTGCGGGTGATCTCCTTCAGGAAACACTGGATGCGTTCGAGCATCGAGACGTTGGATTATTTTCCAGCCCGTGGGATTCGCTGAACAGTAATTTCAAATTCCGCGCCGGCGAGCTGACGCTGGTTAACGGAGTAAACGGCCACGGAAAAACCGAGCTGGTGGGACATATCGCCGTCAATGCCATGAGCCAGGGAGTCCGGGTATGCATTGCCTCGCTGGAGCTTAAGCCTGGGAAAATGTTGGCTCGTCTTACCCGGCAAACCATTTGTAGAAAAAACCCAGAACGTACTGAAATCATCATGACTAACGAGTGGTTTTCTGATCGTCTTTGGGTGTTCAAACTCACCGGAACAGCCAAGGCCGATCGACTGCTGGAAATATTTGCCTATGCCAGACGCCGCTATGGAATCGATCTTTTCGTTATCGACAACTTGGCAAAATGTGGACTCGATGAGGAGGACTACGGTGGACAAAAAGAATTTATCGATACCCTCTGCGACTTTAAAAACGAGCACAACTGCCATGTTCTGCTAGTAACGCATGCCAGAAAAACAAACGAAGCTGCACCAACAGGGAAAATGGATGTTAAAGGCACTGGCGCTTTAACTGACATGCCCGACAACGTTATGGCCGTCTGGCGTAATATCCCGCGCGAACTGGCCCAGCGCAAAGCTGAAAGAATGGGGTATGAGAGTCTTGATAAGGACGAACAGACTGCTATCCAAATGCCCGCCTCGATGATCCGCCTGTTGAAACAACGTGAAGGAGAAGGCTGGATCGGAGACATAGGGGCTAACTTTGATTCCCGCTCACACCAGTTTATCGAGGGTGATAAAGGGCCCTTCAATTATTTGGCCGGCAAACAGCAAAGTGAACTTGATATTGAGTGGGAAGCCACCAACGCAACGAGGTATTAAAATGGATCGTCTAATTAGAGAAATGTCGTATCTCTTTACCAAGCAGCGTTTTTTGGAGCTTCAGGAAAAGGCAAAAGACATCGCAATCGGTCATAGTGATTTCCCTGAGTGTTTCGGTCTTATTGCTGACGCCATCGCTGAATTTGTTGAAGACACTCCTGATGATGAGTGGCGAGAGCATGAAAAAATCCTTATGCACTACGTTGCTATGCGTGTTCTGACGCTGTGGGGTAACGGCGATAAAGTGACTGATGTCCAGTGGGCGCACCTTGGCTGGTTTGGCACTGCTGAAAAGGGGGAAACCATTCAATGAAGTTGGAAACATCACTCAAACATTTCAGCCCTCAGGGAATGCACATCAGCGACGACGTAAAAGGAACCTCTCCGGATCGTCTCACCGGCACTGATGTTATGGCGGCGATTGGTACCACCAGCAGCCGCGCGCGATTCGGCCTGGCGGCTTTCCTTGGCAAGGCTGACGTAAGCCAAAGTGACGGTCAACGGGCAATTCAGGCACTTGCACGTTACGCGATGGAAACGGCACCAAAGAATGTACGTAAAGCAGCTGGTGGCCATTTCGGATGGTGTATGCAAATGCTGGCGCAATTTGCCTTTGCTGATTACTCCCGTTCGGCGGCTACAAGCGTGACGTGTATCAGTTGCAGTGGTACCGGGTTTATCTCCGGGAATGAGGATGTGGTTAAACATCCTGGTATTTTCGACGCCGACGGTGCTGCAGTGGTTGCCCCGAAGATTAAAAATGAGCTGGTGAAAAGGGTTTGCGGAACATGCGGAGGAAAGAAAGTGATCCTTGCCCGGTGCAGGTGTGGTGGTAAAGGTGAAGTGTTGGACCGCAAAGCCACTAAAGAACGCGGCGCACCGGTTTTCAAGACGTGTGAGCGTTGCTCTGGTAATGGCTTCTCTGCTATCTCCTCGGCGACCGTACACCGAGCCATTCTGAAGCGTCTTCCGGATCTCCATCAGTCATCATGGTCACGCAACTGGAAACCCTTTTATGAAATGCTGGTGGACACGCTGCGCCAGTGGGAGCGTCACGCGGCAGTAGAATTTGAGAAGGCAACAACTTATTAATATGATCGGAACAAATGGCGACACTTTTTTGCACGTTAGTGTTGACTTTGCATAAAACTGTCCTGTATGCTTCTGATTATGGAGTATAACGCCTGTAGATAATTAACCTCGAAAAGCCCGCCACGTTGCGGGTTTTTTTATGCCTGCAATTCTTCGCACCACGCTCGGCGCAATCCAACCACAGAGCCTTTCTGGGCGGGTATTTGAAATTGTTGCCGCTCAGATTTATATTCATTTTGTGGTGAATCCCCCTGTGCGGTGGGGCTACATGACCAGGCAACAAGCAAAGATATTGCTAGCTGACAAAAGCGGGTTGTTGTTGGTTATGCAACAACTCACCGGGAGGCACCCGGCACCACAACCTTTAATTTACCCAGGGTTATCAGAAATAAATATTCTCCATCGCTGATGATAGTCAGTCCGTTTTTTATACTGGTTGACGATAAGCATGGGCGAACGTAACTTATTTCTCTGGTGAATCCTTTCTAAGCGAAGGGGCGCTCCAGTCGACTGCTATCAGCAGGTATGCGCGCGGCTTTGCTGGCCAGGGGCAGAGTCACCGGGAGGCACCCGGCACCAAAACACAAATAACAACGATGCTTTAATTCCTTGAGAGCCTGCCATAAAAAGCAGGCCTTTTTTTATAGTTTTACAAACTGCTGCTACGCTTTGAGTTGTGGGAAGTAACTGAATGCCCGGTGGTTCTCCTGGACCGATAGTGAATCAGCCGATACAGCTTCACTCCTGAGCATAGGTCTTACTCACACCTACCTCACAAATAGTCAAACTCATTAGCCCGCCTTTAAAAGCGGGCTTTTTTTATTTCTCCACACAGCACCCGCACACAGCGAGGTGAGAGACCATGAAAATGCATAACGATCCCCACTCCTGGACGGAGTTTATCGAACTGCTCCACAGCTGGTGGCGCGGTGAAACGCCGATGGGTGCCGTATTGCTATCGGTAGTCATGGCTGCTATGCGAATCGCTTACGGCGGCGGTGGGTGGAAGAAAATGATTCTGGAAGGCTCTATTTGTGGAGCGCTAACTCTTACAGCTGTATCAGCTCTTGATTACTTTAACCTTCCGCAGTCTCTGTCGATTGCTATCGGCGGCGCTCTGGGCTTTGTTGGTGTTGAACAGGTTAAAGCTGTAGCTGGCAGGGTGTTTAGTTCTCGATTCGGAGGTGGCGATGCAAACCAGTGATAAAGGCATTGCCCTGATCAAAGAGTTCGAAGGCTGCAAACTCACCGCCTACCAGGACAGCGTAGGCGTCTGGACGATCGGCTATGGCTGGACTCAGCCTGTAGATGGGAAACCAATCCGCGCCGGAATGACCATTAAGCAGGAGACGGCAGAACGCCTGCTGAAGACCGGACTGGTAAGTTATGAAAGCGACGTGTCTCGCCTGGTTAAAGTCGGTATGACTCAGGGGCAATTCGATGCCCTGGTGTCGTTCACGTATAACCTTGGCGCTCGCTCATTGTCGACCTCAACACTGCTGCGCAAGCTCAACGCCGGTGATTACACTGGCGCTGCCGCTGAGTTCATGAGCTGGAATAAAGCTGGTGGCAAAGCCCTGAAAGGGCTGACCCGGCGGCGTGAGGCAGAGCGCACCCTGTTCCTGTCGTGATTGGTGGGTAAGCAAATGATTGATAAAACAGTGACAATCACTATTGCGATCCTTCTCGGATTGGTTGCCGCCTTGTTTGTACAGAGCAACATTTATCGCAACAATGCCATCACATACAAAGACCAGCGCGATAAGGCTGTTGTTCGCGCCAATACATCCGAAGCCATCACCAATAACGTTATCACCGCGATGAACCTCATCCGTGACATCTCAAAGGCTACCCAGAATGCTAAGAACGAACTGGCCCAGAAAGGCGAAACGCGCATTGTCTACATCAGGCAGGCGCTTGAAGGCGACCCGTGCGCTAACCAGCTTGTTCCTGCTGCCGCTGCTGACAGCCTGCGGGAATACGCAGACAGTTTACGTCCCGGCTCCGGTAGTACCAATAAGCCCTGACCTGACCGCAGAGACGCCGATCCCCGGAATGGCGGTTCCGTTCACTTGGCAAGCAAGTCTGGAGTTAAACGCTCAGCTCTATACGGCGCTGGGGCAGTGCAATCTGGATAAAGCGGGGATTAGGAAAATTGAAGAAGCGAGAAAAAAATAAATTGAAATCGAGAAATGAAAGTAGTAAAAGTCAGTCATGCTGTGAGCAGTCCAGCTGAAGAAAAATCACCAAGTGTCAAAAACAAAATTCTGAGCCTCGGCAATCGCCGGGGCTTTTTTGTATCCGCATTTCACCGCGCACCGCAGCGCATTCAAACCACGTCGAACCGAACCCTTTGAAATGAGCCTTTGAGGAAGTCAGTTAGTGCTGGCGAGCCTCGACGGGCTGATTTCCTATGCGGCAAAGGTTCATCTCAAAGTAAGGTACACGCTATGAATAATCCGTCAGTTATTCCGGCCTTCGACTTCCGCGAAATGGTGCAAGCAAAAAACGGAGAGGTCGTTACCACATCCAGAAAAGTTGCCACGTATTTCGGCAAGCGTCACGGCGATGTGCTCAGGAAAATCGAGCAGGTTAAAGCCGATTGCTCGAATGAGTTTAGCCAACGCAATTTTGCGTCGGCTGATTATATCGATGAGCAGGGTAAGGTACGCCCGATGTACAACCTGACGAAAGATGGCTGGATCATGGTTGTGATGGGGTTCACCGGGAAAGCTGCTGCAGCTATCAAAGAAAGCTACATTTCAGCGTTCAACTGGATGTCTGAGCAACTTAGCCGTCGCCTTGCCCTGGGTGAAGAAATGCAACATCGCTACGCCATCAAAGAAACTCGCTCAAAGCTGAAAGGCACGATCGGCAGCCGGTTGATGAATGAGCGGAAGAAAGAGAAGCGCGTTCTTGAGCTCGAGCACGAGCACATATTGCAAGTGACGCAGCCTGAATTGCTGATTAGTTGAAGATGTCATTACAAAGCTCATCTGCTGGTGGGCTTGATAATGGTCATAAACTTTATCAGTTGAATCAATCAACTGATTATCTTGCGCAATTGGATCTCTTCCTGCTCGTTGAGCCTGGCATACTCGCTGATTTGTTTAATGAGTGACTCTTTGTTATTAGACATCATGGATGAAACGTAGCAACCAGTTCTCCATTCGAAAACGCTTACAAAAAACAAGGGTGTTGTTTTTGAGTACTGATAATGTATTGAGAGGTCATTGCAAATTCTTTTCTTTTCCATGGGGTAAGTTTCTACTTAATGCAAATTATCGGCATTTATAATGCTTCATTGGGTTGAGATACATGAATACTTCACTTTGAGTAAAGTGATACTTAATTACCGCTAAAATTAGTAGGATTAATCTTAGGTTATTGTTGTTTTTGGCACAATATGAATAATAAATTCGACTAAACACAACGATAACAAACGATGAAAATTCAATCTATTGCAATCGCTTTGCTGGTGGCGATATCGTCACCTTCATACTCAGCATTTCAGGAAAGGGAATACAATACCTGGTATCAGAAAGATGCAGTGCTTTACGACATTACGCAGACCTCAGAGGGATTGCCCGTCATGATAAGCATCTCGCAACCAGGGCGGGGATCAGCCAATATGCTCGTATCCTATATGTCCGATGGTAGTTGTGGGGATAAGAAGGATTTTCTTAATGTGAACGGGAAGGATGTTCCTGCAACTTACAGCTGTGCATCAGTCGGGGTAAACAGGATTGAGCACTTTGCAATTAATGATGCCGAAAAGGTCAATGAGATGGTTAACCACCTCAAGTCTGATTTCACTTTGTTGCTTCAGAACGATATTAAGGTCTGGGCTGCAAACATAAAGACGCCGAAGTACGGCATAGCGCCAAGATTTTAAATCGCCAGATATAACCGCCTGAGGGCGGTTTTTTGTTGCCACTAAAGATGGTTATCCCCTGTAAGGGATAAAGTACTGAATATCCCTTGCATGGGATAAACATGCCTCGCATTCCGCGGGGCTTTTTAATGCGCATCGCACGCGCACATCGAAGAAAGTCTTTCAGCTGTGAGCCTGGGCAAACCGTTAACTTTCGGCGCATTTGCCGTGCGACAGGCTCACGTCTAAAAGGGTAGTAAACATGAAAAAAACTTTAAGCCTAAAAGATGCAATGCGTAGCCTTCACGTTATCGAAACCGATGAAGGAATCGAACTACAAAGCGCGGCTGGCACGGCAAAATATGATGCGTGGGGCGCACGCCGTGAGGTGAATGGTATCCCAGAGTACTTTCCCTCCTCTGTCACGGTAAATAAGCGTCCGCAAGCGCTAGTGGATGATAAAGGACCATCTGTACCTGATGACTCATGCGCACCATTGGTACGCACAATGAAGCTTCGTGTTGAGCTGGACACATCAGGCGCACAACAGGCTGTTGACGAACTGGATGACAAAATCCGTAACAGCGATGCATTCAAAGTCCTGAAAGATGGCTGGTCTTTCGAAAAGAACGGGGTGCTGATTATTAATAACGGCGAGGTGTTCGTTACCGATGCGAAGATCGACGATGCCGTATTGTCTAAGAGCTACAGCGTTAAATTAAACGTCGCCGGCAAAGGCAAGCCGCACGAAGCTGGCATGACCCTCGGTGTTGAAGATGGCCAGAGCAACGTTGAGTTTATGGCTGATCGCTATACGGTGCATGAAGCCGCTTCATCCATCATCGAGAACGCCGTCGCAACAAGCGCGAAGACGAAGATTAGGCTTGGCGATGAAATGAAGCAGGCCGTCATTGATGCCGTGCGTGAAAGCGATCTGTTCACATCCCTTCAGACTGCGATAGCTGCCAAGGCAGCGTCAACCGCTGGCCTGCAACAGGCAGTGAATGACGCAGTGAGCAATGCTATTCGCAACGCACTGAAGCCTGGCGGTCTGCTCTATGGTAAGTGCTAATGCCAGCGGCCATCCCCCGCGCCTGTCGTAAGCGTGGCTGCTCCGGGACTACAACCGACCGCTCTGGATATTGCGAACATCACCGCAATGAAGGCTGGAAGCAGCACCAGCAGGGTAAGAGCCGCCATGAACGTGGGTATGGCAGCAAGTGGGACATCATCCGTGCACGAGTGCTGACGCGTGATAAACATATTTGCCAGAACTGCCAGCGCGGTGGGCGTGTAGTACCTGCAAAGACAGTTGACCACATCAAGGCAAAGGCACACGGCGGTACTGATGATGACTCAAACCTCGAAAGCCTCTGCTGGCCGTGTCACCGCACCAAAACAGGGCGTGAACGTATCAAATGATACTGATTACCATTACGGTGAAATGGTTGCAAATGCAACTATATGCATTCAAATGATATCGATTATCATTTAGGAGGGGGGGGATCAAATCTCTGTAGCCTGCCGCCCAAAGGACCGCCGCCTCAGTCGTTTTTTTATACCCGCGAAAAATGAAATTTAACCAGGAGTGTCGCTTATGGCTGGAACGGCGGGGCGTTCCGGGCGTCGACCCAAGCCAACGGCGCGCAAGGAGCTGGCTGGCAACCCCGGAAAGCGAGCCCTGAATAAAGACGAACCGGTGTTTACCCCGATTAAGGGTGTGGCTCCACCGGAGTGGTTTGAAGAGGAAGATCTCCCTCTCGCAGCGATCATGTGGGAGCTGACAACAAAAGAGCTATGTGGTCAGGGGCTGCTCTGTATTACAGACCTTGCTGTACTTGAACGCTGGTGTGTCGCTTACGAATTCTGGCGGAGGGCCGTTAAGAATATTGCCTCGGATGGACTTTCTATCTTCGGCGCTATGGGCGGGAAAATTAAAAACCCGGAACTGACAGCCAAGAAAGAACAGGAATCGGAAATGAGCTCTACCGGTTCAATGCTTGGTCTTGATCCAAGCAGTCGCCAACGCCTGATTGGGCTCGCTGGACAGAAGAAAACCTCTAACCCCTTCCTGAAGATGATTAACTCATGAGCCGGAAATCGTACCCAAACGTTAACGCCGCGAACCAGTACGCCCGAAACGTTGTGCGGGGGAAAATTCCGGCGTGTCAGTATGTCATTCATGCCTGTCAGCGCCATATTGACGATATGGCCAGGGAAAAAAGCCGAAAATTCAGATACCGCTTTGACAAGGATATGGCGGAGAAAGCCGCGAAGTTTATTCAACTCTTGCCTCATACAAAAGGCGAATGGGCATTCAAACGGATGCCGATCACCCTGGAGCCGTGGCAATTGTTCATAGTGTGTTGTGCATTTGGTTGGGTACAGAAAGGAACGAAGCTCCGCCGGTTCCGCGAGGTCTACACTGAGATTCCGCGTAAGAACGGTAAATCCGCAATTTCAGCTGGCGTGGCGTTGTTCTGCTTCACCTGTGATAACGAATTTGGGGCCGAGGTATATTCCGGTGCCACGACAGAGAAGCAGGCATGGGAAGTTTTCAGACCAGCACGCCTGATGTGCAAGCGCACACCTCTGCTGGTGGAAGCGTTCGGCATAGAAGTAAACGCCTCTAACCTTAACAGACCAGAAGATGGTGCACGCTTTGAGCCGCTGATTGGTAACCCTGGTGACGGGGCATCACCACACTGCGCCATTGTTGACGAATACCATGAACATCCAACGGATGCGTTATATACCACCATGCTTACAGGTATGGGAGCACGGCGTCAGCCCTTGATGTGGGCGATAACGACAGCGGGATATAACATCGAAGGGCCTTGTTATGACAAGCGCCGTGAAGTGATCGAAATGCTAAATGGCACAGTCCCGAATGAAGAGCTGTTTGGCGTGATTTATACAGTGGATGAGGGTGACGACTGGACGGACCCTAAAGTTCTGGAGAAGGCAAACCCGAATATGGGGGTGTCTGTCTATCGCGATTTTCTGCTCAGCCAGCAAATACGCGCTGTGAATAATGCCCGCCAGGCAGGTGTATTTAAAACGAAACACCTGAATATCTGGGTTGCAGCAAGAGCGGCATTTTTCAACCTGGTATCGTGGCAAGGGTGCGAGGATGAAACCCTTACCCTTGAGCAATTTGAGGGGCAGCCATGTGTCCTGGCATTTGATATGGCACGAAAGCTGGATATGAACAGCATGGTGCGTTTGTTCACCCGGGAGATAGACGGGAAAACTCACTATTACTGCGTTGCTCCTAAATTCTGGGTTCCCTATGACACTGTTTATAGTGTTGAGAAAAACGAAGACCGCCGTACCGCCGAGCGCTTTCAGAAATGGGTTGAGCTGGGAGTATTGACAGTAACGGATGGGGCAGAGGTTGATTACCGCTACATTCTTGAAGAAGCAAAGGCGGCGAACAAACTGAACCCGGTTAGCGAGTCACCTATAGATCCGTTTGGGGCGACAGGCCTTTCACATGATCTTGCTGACGAAAAGCTTAACCCAATCACGATAACCCAGAACTATACCAACATGTCCGACCCGATGAAGGAGCTTGAGGCTGCCATTGAGTCTGGCCGTTTTCATCATGATGGGAACCCTATCATGAGCTGGTGTATCAGTAATGTGGTCGGGAAATATCTGCCAGGTAACGATGATGTGGTCAGGCCCATCAAGGAGCAGAACGAAAACAAAATCGACGGCGCGGTCGCATTGATTATGGCAATTGGTCGTTCGATGCTCTTTGAGAAAGAGGACACACTCTCCGACCGCATTGAATCTCACGGCATACGCTCACTTTAATCGAGGCGATTATGATCCTTCAAATTCTCACTCCTCTGGTTGGAGTGATGGGTGCCTTTTTGCTTTCATTTGGTGCATGGATGATTTATCAGCCAGCAGGCTATATTGCTGGTGGCATGTTGTGCATCGTCTGGTCATGGCTAATGGCTAAGTTTCTTGCCTCTCCGGCGACGAACTCTACGGGAGGTGACTGATGTTTTTCCCCGGAATGTTTGCAAAAAGTAGCCAGCCAGTAACATCACCGGCAGAACTGGCTGAAGCGGTGGGAATGACTTACGACACTTATACCGGAAAGCGTGTCAGCAGCCAGAGAGCTATGCGTCTGACGGCAGTTTTTGGGTGTGTAAGGGTTCTTGCAGAATCGATGGGGATGCTGCCATGTAACCTTTTTAAATCCTCAGGCAACACAAAACAGAAAGCAACGGGAGAGCGCCTTTATAAGCTGCTCTCAATGAAGCCTAACGACTATATGACACCGCAGGAGTTTTGGGAGCTCGTTATCGTTTGTCTTTGTCTGCGGGGAAACTTTTACGCTTACAAGGTAAAAGCTCTGGGGGAGGTAGTTGAACTACTTCCACTCGATCCGGGGTGCGTCCAACCAAAGCTAAACAGCCAGTGGCAACCAGTTTACATGGTGACTTTTCCGGATGGGTCTACAGACGTTCTTGGTCAGGATGATATCTGGCATGTAAGGACGCTGACCCTTGACGGCCTGGTCGGCCTTAATCCGGTAGCTTATGCCAGAGAGGCGATTTCTCTTGGGATGGCTACCGAAGAACACGGCGCGCGATTATTCAGTAATGGTGCGGTGACAACGGGTGTATTAAGAACCGAGCAAACTCTTAGCGATGCGGCGTATGGCCGCCTGAAAAAAGACTTTGAAGACCGCCATCTTGGATTAAGTAATGCCCACCGACCGATGATCCTTGAAATGGGGCTCGACTGGAAATCAATGGCTCTCAATGCTGAAGATAGTCAGTTCCTTGAAACAAGGAAATTCCAGCTTGAGGAGATTTGTCGCTTATTCCGCGTTCCTCTTCATCTGGTACAAAACACTGATCGCGCAACCTTCAGCAATATCGAAAACCTCGGTATTGGGTTTATCAACTATTCTCTAGTGCCTTACATGACCCGTATTGAGCAACGCATTAACGTTGGGTTGGTAAAGGAGTCAAAGCAGGGAACCTTCTACGCAAAATTCAATGCAGGCGCGCTGTTACGCGGGGATATGAAATCCCGATTCGAATCCTATGCAACCGGAATTAACTGGGGCATTTATTCGCCTAATGATTGTCGGGAACTGGAGGAACTCAACCCGAGGGCAGGGGGGGATGTTTACCTGACACCGATGAACATGACGACAAAGCCGTCTGACAGCAATAAGAGCAAAACAACCGAGGAACAACATGATGCCGATGACTAAACAGCGGCTGGATATTCCGCTGAAGCTAAAGTCTGTCAGTGACAGCGGGGAGTTTGAAGGCTATGGCTCTGTGTTTGGCGTTAAGGACAGTTACGACGATGTAGTTGTTCCCGGAGCGTTCAGTAAATCACTTCAGTCATGGCGGGAGAAAAACGCACTTCCTGCCATGCTCTGGCAGCACCAGATGGATGAACCCATCGGGGTGTATACAGAAATGAAAGAGGATGAGGTCGGATTATACGTCAAGGGGCGATTGCTGATTGATGACGATCCTCTGGCAAAGCGAGCACATGCCCATATGAAGGCCGGTTCTTTAACCGGCCTTTCTATTGGTTACATGCTGAAAGACTGGGAATACGACAGAACGAAAGAGGTTTTTCTCCTGAAGGAGATCGACCTCTGGGAAGTCAGCCCGGTGACGTTTCCATCAAACGATGAGGCGCGTATCAGCGATGTTAAAAGCGCTGTCGCCCGTGGTGAAACCCCATCACAGAAATGTATTGAACGAGTCCTGCGCGATGTTGGGCTCTCACGCACCCAGGCCAAAGCATTCATGGCCGGGGGCTATGGCTCACTATCCCAGCGTGATGCTGGTGATGTGGTGAGCGCACTGGATGCACTGAAAAACATCAAATTTTAATCAGGAGTTTAACTATGGCCGTTGAAATTAAAGACGTAGAGCAGGTCGCGCAGGAATTGCAGGCAAAGTTTGAAGACTTCCGTTCTAAAAATGACAAGCGCATTGAGGCGCTTGAAAGTGAGAAAGGCAAGCTCGCGGGTGAAGTTGAAACCCTCAATGGGAAATTGAGTGCTCTTGATGAGCTTAAAACCTCTCTGGAAGAAGAACTGAAACAGTTTAAACGTCCTGGCGGTGGTACCCAAAGTAAGGTTGCGGGGGAACATAAAACAGCATTCATTACCTTTATGCGTAAGGGGAATGATGATGGACTTCGCGACCTGGAACGTAAAGCGTTGCAGGTAGGTGTTGATGAAGATGGCGGTTTTGCTGTTCCTGAAGAGCTGGATCGCGCCATTATTGATCTTCTTAAAGACGAAGTCGTGATGCGCCAAGAAGCGACAACAATCACAGTCGGGGGCGCAAACTATAAAAAACTGGTTAACCTCGGTGGGTCTGCTTCAGGTTGGGTAGGCGAAACCGATCCCCGTCCTGCAACTGATGCCTCCAAACTCGGTCAGATTGAGCCTTTTATGGGGGAAATCTACGGCAACCCGCAAGCCACTCAAACGATGCTGGATGACGCATTCTTCAATGTTGAAGACTGGATCAACAGCGAACTGGCGATTGAGTTTGCAGAGCAGGAAGAGATCGCCTTCACCAGCGGTAACGGGAACAAGAAACCAAAAGGTTTTCTGGCCTATGCCTCATCACTGGATGATGATAAAACCCGCGCATTCGGCACTCTTCAGCACATTCTCTCAGGCGCTACTGCTGGTTTGACTGCTGATGCGATCATCAAGCTGGTTTACACCCTGCGAAAAGTACATCGTAACGGCGCTAAGTTCATGATGAACAATAGCAGTCTGTTCGCTGCTCGAATCCTGAAAGATTCTGAAGGCAACTATCTGTGGCGTCCTGGTCTTGAGCTTGGTCAGCCTTCGACTCTGGCTGGGTATGGTGTGGCTGAGAACGAACAAATGCCTGACATTGCGGCCGATGCTAAAGCAATTGCATTCGGTAACTTCAAACGCGGTTACACCATTGTTGATCGTATTGGCACACGAATTCTCCGTGACCCATACACCAACAAGCCATTTGTCGGCTTTTACACTACCAAGCGCACTGGTGGGATGCTGGCTGATTCCCAGGCGATTAAATTGCTCCAGATTGGTGCCGGGGCTTAATTCATCACGGGGGCGACAGCCCCCATTTTTACAGGATTAAGTTATGTTCATACTTAAAAAGAATGTGAAGTGGTCCCCTGATGGCTGTCGCGTGGAAGTTGTTGCAGCCGGTTCGTATCAGGATGGTGAGTTACCAGATCGATTTTTAGTTATTGCGGAAGAGTTGGGGGTCATTGATACAGTTGAAGGTGGTGAAAAAAAACCTGATGCTGATCAGCAGCCAGAGCAGCCAGAGCAGCCAGAGCAGCCAGAGCAGCCAGCTCCACAGAAATCAAAAAAATAACCCGCTGTTAGCGGGTTTTTTGTATGGAGCAAAGCATGTTTCCAACTGTTCCAGAACTCAGGCTTCAGTGTCGAATTGATAGCGATGATTCGACTGAAGATCAGATGCTATCCCTTTACCTCAAAGCCTCAGTGAAGCATTCCGAAATCATTGTTAATCGCCGCCTCTATGAGAATGAAGTGCCCGCAGAAGACCCTGATGGTTTGCTGGTATCTGATGATATCAGGTTGGCTTTAATGCTTCTGGTTTCGCATTGGTATGAAAACCGTGAGCCAGTAAATATCGGGAATATCACAACCACATTGCCATTCGGGATTGAGGCAATTCTCAAGCCATACCGGATAAGGCCTGGTACGTAGGAGGGGATATGCAGGCTGGAAGACTACGGCATCTCATTACCATCCAGAACTTCACGACAACGCGGGATTCTTCCGGGCAACCGGTAGAGGAATGGGTGGACGGAGCGAACACCCGAGCTGAAGTTAAAGGCATCAGTGGGCGTGAGCTGGTGGCCGCTGGTGCTGAAACAGCTGAGGCAACAGTACGGGTATGGATGCGGTATCGGCATGATGTTTCGGCAGCCTCCCGAATTAAGGTTACGACAGGGCCATTTAAAGGGAACACCCTGAATGTTGTTGGTCCCCCAATACCGGATGCAAAAGGGGTTCTGCTTGAGGTTCTCTGCAAGCTGGGGGTGGAGAAGTGATTGACATTAATCTCGATTTTTCAGGGTTGAATGATATTGCCAGGGATTTAGAACTGCTCAGTAAGGCTGAAAACAACAAAGTTCTGCGTGATGCGACACGTGCCGGGGCAGAAGTGCTCAAGGAAGAAGTGATCGCTCGTGCACCTGAGCGAACAGGGAAGCTTAAGAAAAACGTTGTGGTGGTCACTCAGCGTAGCCGAAAGCGGGGAGAGATTTCCTCAGGGGTTCATATTCGTGGTGTTAATCTTCGAACCGGTAACAGTGACAATACGATGAAGGCCAGTAATGCGCGTAACGCATTCTACTGGCGCTTCGTTGAGCTCGGCACTGCAAATATGCCAGCACATCCCTTTGTTCGTCCCGCTTATGACACCAGGGAAGAAGAAGTTGCCCAGGTGGCTCTGGCCAGAATGAACCAGGCTATTGATGAGGCATTGAGCAAATGACGGAAGACGATATCTACCTACAGCTGGCATCTCTGGCTGGTGGACAGGTTTATCCTTATGTCGCGCCGCTCGGCGAAGACGGCAAACCGTCCATCTCACCGCCCTGGATTATCTTTTCCATCGTTTCTGACGTTTCCACTGATGTGCTGTGCGGACAGGCAGAGAGCAGGGTTTCCGTCCAGGTCGATGTGTATTCCGCAACCATAACAGAATCGCGAGCTCTGAGAGATTTGGCGCTAACTTCGCTTAAGCCGCTAAATCCTACAGAGGTGGTAAAAATACCCGGATACGAGCCAGATTATCGGCTCTATCGTTCCAGCCTGGATTTTAAAGTTACCCCCTGATACATCATTCACTCAATGAACCCGCCAACTGGCGGGTTTTCTTTTTCCAGGAGACAACTATGTCTGCACTTTATGAAAAATCTCAGCTGACGAAAATCCTTATTTCGTCACTACCAACAACCAGAGAGGCAATGGATTCTGCCACCTACCTTGATCTGAGTTGCACCCTCAAAGAAGCTCAGTTTACAGGTGGACAGAAACAGGATATTGACACCACCACACTGTGTTCTACTGAGCAGGAGAACACCAACGGCCTCCCAGCGCCTTCAGAGATTTCTCTGTCTGGTAACTTCTTCCTGAATGCCGCGCAGAACGCATTGCGTGATGCTTATGACAACGACACCACTTACGGCTTCCAGATCATCTTCCCGTCAGGTAATGGTTTTAAGTTCCTGGCCGAAGTTCGCCAGCATACCTGGTCATCTGGTACCAATGGTGTTGTGGCAGCTACATTCTCACTGCGCCTTAAAGGCAAGCCTGTCCCGATTGACTCTGTACTCAAACTGACCACTGATCTTCCTTCCTCACTGTCTGTAGCGGTGGGGGCTGCGATCAGCATGGCTGTAGTAGCTGCCGGTGGTAAGCCTCCGTATGCCTACACCTGGAAGAAGGCAGGTAGCACCGTCAGCGGGCAGACATCCGATACCTTTAATAAAGCCACCGCAGTTTCAGGTGATGCAGGTGATTACACCTGTGTGGTTACGGATTCTTCTTCTCCGGTCAAAACGGTTAACTCAGCTGCCTGCACCCTTACTATCAGTTAATGGAGATGCCGGGTTGTCCCGGCATGGATAAGCGATGTCGCAAACTTTAAAACAATTAGCCATGGCGAAAATGGCTGGCTTTCGCCATAAGACGGTCGTCGTCCCTGAGTGGGAAGGAGTCAAAGTTGTCTTGCGTGAGCCATCCGGTGAAGCCTGGCTTCGCTGGCAGGAAGTGGTGAAAGCGGGTGCTGATGATGAAAATGTGTCGGTATCGGAAAAGGCACACCGTAATCTTTGCGCTGACGTGGTGCTCTTCATTGACGTTCTGTGTGACACCGATAAGCAACCGGTATTCAGCGTAGACGAAGAAGAGCAGGTGCGTGAAATCTACGGACCCGTCCATTCACGCCTGCTCAAACAGGCGCTTGACCTGATCAACAACGCGGACGAAGCGCGGGAAAAGTCTCAACCCCCGGCGTAAAGTTTCTGATGTCGCTTGCGCTCCGGATGGGGCGCACGCTCTCAGAGCTTCGGCAGAATATGACGGCAAGCGAGCTTCTGATGTGGATTGAGTACGACAGGCAAAGTCCGGTTGGCGATATCCGTGGCGACATTCAGGCCGCCCAGCTCGTCTCTGCCATCTACGGCTCACAGGGGGCAAAAGTACCGCTGGACGATGCGATCCTGCGATGGGGTGGCGATGAGCAATCAGAACCGAAGGACCCGTTTGCAGGGCTTGAGGCTGCACTTACAGCTGCAACTCAGTGACAAATCTAGTACCTGGGTTTAGCATTAGCATGAATAATGCAATCAAGGTGCAAAAATGAAAAAGTTAATTATAGCCGTCATGTGTTTGTTTTTTATCAGCGCGTGTAAGCCTGAGAAAAATGATTTTATTAAAAATGGCGAAAACATCGTCAGAGAGAAATTAAATAACCCAGATGATGCTAAGTTTAACGCTGAATATTTTAAGTATGGTGATAATGCAGCATACGTTTGTGGTGATGTGACTTACAAAAAAAATAATGATGGCACAAGTTATCGTAATAAATTTTACGTCTATGTCGAGATTATTGATGGGAAATTAACAAGTAATGGTTCAGCAGTGGTGATTAAAGAGGACGACAAGGCATTTCTTGAGGTCTATAAGACGCTTTGCAGGTAGGGCAATTTTATTCAATACGAAGCTCGCTGTGTGCGAGCTTTTTTATTTGGTGAAAGCATGGCAACTCTTCGCGAACTGATAATCAAAATCTCTGCTAACTCTCAATCGTTCCAGTCGGAAATTTCCCGCGCCTCACGCATGGGGCAGGATTATTACCGAACTATGCAAAATGGAGGGAGGCAAGCAGCAGCCGCCGCCCGCGAAAGCGAGAGTGCACTTTCTGATCTTACTACTGGATTTGTATCAGCAGGGAAAGCCGCCGCGGCTGCTAGCGCAGCGTTTGCTACCGGGAAAATTGTTCAGATCGCTGACGAGTGGAACTCCGTAAACGCGCGACTCAAGCAGGCATCATCCTCAGCTGACGATTTTGCTGCTTCTCAGCGTCAGTTGATGGAGATAAGCCAAAGAACTGGCACGGCGTTCGCAGATAATGCAAACCTTTTTTCCCGCGCTGCTGCTTCAATGCGTGAATACGGGTATAGCTCCGATGAAGTCCTGAAAATTACCGAAGCTGTTTCTACTGGCCTCAAACTTTCGGGGGCTAACACCCAGGAAGCGAGTTCTGTTATCACTCAATTCAGCCAGGCGCTGGCACAGGGCGTTCTTCGTGGCGAGGAGTTTAACGCTGTTAACGAATCTGGTGATCGCGTTATCCGCGCACTTGCCACAGGAATGGGCGTGGCCCGCAAAGACCTCAAGAGCATGGCCGATCAGGGGCAACTTACGATTGATAAGGTTGTTCCAGCACTGGTAGGCCAGTTAGATAATTTGCAAGATGAGTTCAAAAGCTTACCACAAACGGTTTCTGGTTCCTTGCAGAAGGTTACTAACTCATTCATGCAATGGGTTGGCGGTATTGATCAGGCTACCGGCGCAACGGCAGGTTTGTCTGGCGGGTTGGATAGTTTAGCCCAAACTCTGGATGCGTTCACTTCTTCAGCTGTTAGCGGTGCCTTGAATGACGTTGCTGACAATATGTCCACAATAACAACTGTGGCAGGGGCGCTTGTTGGCGTGGGGCTGGCACGCTACCTAAGCGGAGTTGTAACCAGCGCCACCAGTGCGACAGGTGCGCTAATTTCAGCCGCGAAATCAGAGGTTGCTCTTGCTGTCGCACAGGACAAAGCGGCTCAGTCTGCTGTTGCAGCTTCAAGGGCTGAAGTTTATCGAGCTCAGCAAGCTGTTCAGCGATCACGAAGCGCAGATGTTCAGGCCGCCCAGCAAGAGAAAATTGCGGCAGCAGAGGCAAAAGTTACAGCAGCTCAAGCCAGACTGACTACCGCTCTTGCAAGTGGCACTGCTACGGAAAAAGTCAGGGCCAGAACTGCACTTGAGCGTGCACAGGCAGGGCTGGTGGCTGCAAAAAATTCTGACGCTCAAGCTGCTGCAGAAAGGCGTCTGTCCGCGACCCAGGCTTCCTTAAACCGGAACCTTGCAAACCGTGTTTCGGCTCAAAGCAATCTCAATAGCGTGACATCCGTCGGCACTCGGCTCATGAGTGGTGCACTTGGTCTCATCGGTGGAGTTCCTGGTTTAGTTATGTTGGGTGCTGGAGCCTGGTATGCGATGTATCAAAACCAGGAGCAGGCACGTCGCTCTGCCCAGGAATACGCCAGTCAAATCGACGAAATACGAGAAAAAACTTCCCGCATGTCTTTGTCTGAAACAGACGACAATAGGGGGAGAACTGTTGGTGCTCTGGTAGAGCAAAATCGTTTGGTTGATGAGCAAGCCAAAAAGGTTGGTGAGCTGAAGAACCAGATCGACGATTTGAATGCATCGCGTGGAAAACCGGGCATTACCAGCGAGAACGATGCAAATATACTGAGAGCGATAGCTATCGTTACGGATCAACTTGCTGTTGAAGAGGGAAAATTAAATGACATGCGAGATAAATCTCGCGGCATACAGCAGGCTCTCGAAGAAATTGAGCGACGTCGCAATGATTTAATACGCGAACAAGCCTGGCGACAGAATGCGGTATATCAGTCGATGATCATGATGAATGGTCAGCATACTGAATTTAACCGTCTGCTGGGGCTGGGAAATCAGCTATTAATGGCCCGGCAAGGGCTGGCTAACGTCCCGCTCAGACTTCCTCAGGCCGACCTCGACAAAAAGCAAACTGATGCCCTCGAAAAGAGCCGCCGGGATCTGGAGTTGTCACGCCTGAAGGGTGAAGCAAAAGAGCGCCTGCGACTGAGTTATGCAGCCGATGACCTGGGGTTAACCAGTGTTCCGCAATTCCAGACAGGCCGTCAGGAGTTGATTAATAACGGTCTTGCTGAATGGCGGAATAATGAGGCCAACAAACCTAAGGCGAAGGGCGGTAAAACCGAAGGCGGTAAAACCGAAGGCGAGAAAACCGAGGATGTGTATAAGCGCCTTATCAAGCAGCAAAAAGAGCAGATTGCCCTGCAAGGCCAGAATACTGAGCTGGCGAAGGTTAAATACCAGGTCAGCCAGGGGGAACTTGCTTCTCTGACGGAAGCCCAGAAAAAGACGGTATTGCAGAATGCTGCACTGATTGACCAGGTTAAATTGCGTGAGCAACTGCGAAATTACGAAGCCAACCTTGCTGACAGTAACGCCAGCGCCCGCGCAGCCAATGAAGCGCAACTGCTGGGCTACGGGCAGGGAACCAGGTTCCGTGAAAGACTTCAGGAGCAGTTCAATCTGCGTAAGGAGTTTGAGCAGAAGAATGCCGATCTTCTCCGCCAGCGTCAGGCTGGTGAAATCGACGAGACATTCTATCAGCAGGGGCTGGCACTTAATAAGCGCTACCTCGAAGAGCGCCTGCGCGACCAGGAGGGATATTACGCAGCTTCTGATGCGCAGCGTGACGACTGGATGACGGGACTGTCTGAGGGTTATGCGAACTGGGTGGACGAAGCTACTGACTATTCTTCCATGGCCGCTGACGGCATGAAGCAGGCCATGGGTGGCGCGGTTACCACGATCACCGACATGCTCAATGGCAACGTTGACAGCTGGAAGGACTGGGGCGTGAGCGTACTGAAGATTATCCAGAACGTTCTGGTGAACATGGCTGTTGCTAATGGCGTCAGCTCAATTGGATCACTATTCAGTTTCGGCGCATCTTCGGCAGCGACCGCCAGTAGCGGTACCGCTATTCAGAATGCTGGCGCGAACTTCACATTTAATGCGAAGGGTAATGTTTACGACTCTCCGTCCCTGAGCGCTTACAGCAATGGCGTTTTCCAGACGCCTCAGCTGTTTGCTTTTGCCAAAGGCGCAGGGGTTTTTGCCGAGGCTGGTCCGGAAGCCATTATGCCGCTTACGCGCGCCGCTGATGGTTCGCTGGGCGTTCGGGCAGTTGGTACTCCGCAGGTCTCCGGCGGTGTGCCTTCAGTTAACTTCGGCGATATCAATATTCAGGGTGGATCACCACAGGCAACCAGTCAGGGAACAGCCGGCGCAGCTGGCAGACAACTGAAAGATGCCATCACTGGCGTCATTAACGAACAGGCCAGCATGCCGGGCTCGCCTCTGTGGCGATTAATCAAGGGAGTTTAACCATGGCAGTCGAAACCTTCAGCTGGTGCCCAAAGGTTGCCTCTCAGGTTGATACAAGTTTTCGTACCCGAAAGGCGCAGTTTGGCGATGGCTATACACAGGTGGCCGGGGACGGCATCAACCCGGTAACACCTCAGTGGAGCGTGAGCTTTACCGGCGACGAGGCTTACATTCAGGCCATTAAAAACTTTCTCAACAGACATGCAGGGTGGAAGTCATTTATCTGGAAGCCACCGCTTGAGCCTTCAGGTTTATGGCGCGCGGAATCCTTCCAGATATCTACCCACGGCAACAAAAAATACACCCTCAGCAGCACATTCATACAGGCATACCATCCATGAGTATTTCATCTGATGTCCAGAAACTGGAACCGGGTAAGCGCGTCCGCCTGATCGAGGTGGACGGCTCAGCGTTCGGTGCGGGTATTCTTCGCTTTCACAACGAGACAATCCCGCATACCGAGGCGGAAATCATCGCCGCAGGCGGCGACGAGTCAAAACTTGAGCCGAAGTCGGTGTGGTGGCAGGGGCAGGAGTATGGCGCGTGGCCGTATGAACTGACCGGCATATCTGTAAGCAGTGACGGCCAGAGTTCACGGCCGTCACTCACCGTTGCAAACATCAGCGGTACGATTGGCGCGCTGTGCCGCAGGTTTCAGGGGATGGCTAAAGCAAAGGTGATCATCCATGACACCTTCGCTCACTACCTGGACGCAAGAAATTTTCCTGACGGGAACCCAACTGCGAATCCCAACGAGGAGCGCAAACAGGTTTATTACATCGACCGTAAATCAGGATCAGACGATGAAACCGTAGAGTTTGAGCTTTCCAGTCCAGCCGATTTGCGCGGGCAACTCATTCCGACCCGGCAAATTCAGCCAATGTGCACGTGGTGCATGCGGGGCTGGTACAAAACGGGGAACGGCTGCACCTACGCCGGGCAAAACGGCTGGTTCGATAAAGACGGCAACCGGGTGGACGATCCTTCACAGGATGTTTGCTCCGGATTGCTGTCAACGGGCTGTAAACCTCGCTTCGGAGAGAATGAACAGCTGGATTATGGCGGGTTCCCCGGCGCTTCACTTCTGAGAGGATAATCATGCGCGACAAAACAGTTAGCGCCATTCTGGCGCATGCCGCCGCATCCTTCCCCGAGGAGTGCTGTGGCGTGGTTATTCAGAAGGGGCGGGTGGAGAAATACATCCCCTGCAAAAATAATGCTGAGTCGCCGACTGAGCAATTTGAACTTAATCCTGAGGATTATGCGGCCGCCGAAGAGCAGGGCACTGTGGTGGCGATCGTCCACAGCCATCCCGGCGACGGGGCAACAACTCAGCCGAGCGAGCTCGACATGCTGATGTGTGATGCCACGGAACTCCCCTGGATTATTGCATCGTGGCCGGAGGGCGACATTCGCACCGTCATGCCTCGCGGAGACCGTCCCCTCACAGGGCGCCAGTTTGTACTCGGGTATGCAGACTGCTGGTCTCTCATCATGGACTATTTCCGCATCGAGCACGGTATTGAACTGCCCAACTACAGCGTAGATCGCCACTGGTGGGAGCAGGGTGAAAACCTCTATATGGATAACTGGCAGGAATGCGGTTTCCGTGAGTACGACGGTCCCGCTCAGCCAGGTGACATGGTTATCATGCAGGTTCAGTCCACCGTCCCGAACCATGCCGGGATTTTGCTTGATGGCAACATGCTACTGCATCACATGTATGGCCAGCTAAGCCAGCGTATTCCCTACGGTGGCTATTACCGTGACCGTACCATCAAAATTCTGCGTTATAAGGATTTGATGTAATGGAAAGAAAAACCGTTATCAAACTCAGCGGCTCAATGGCTCAGCGATTTGGCAGGACACATCGCCGCGCACTAACGTCGGCCAGCGAAGTGTTCAGGGCACTTTCTAACACCATTGACGGCTTTGATGCTTATCTGCGTGAAGCTCGGGCAAAGGGACTGGATTTTGTTATTTTCCGGGATCGTCGCAATATCGGGCACGAAGAGTTTGAACTCCTGGGGCCGGGTGATGAGTTAAGAATAATCCCTGTGATAAGGGGTAGTAAAAGAGCTGGAGTTTTCCAGGCGTTGCTCGGAACGGCTCTGGTCGCTGCTGCAATATGGATGCCGGGAGTTAGTATCGCAGCAAGTAACCTCATGTTTTCCGTTGGTGCCGCAATGGCCGTTGGCGGTGTAGTGCAAATGCTCTCTCCTCAGGTTTCAGGTCTGCGAATGCGTCAGGAACCTGATAACAAACCCTCCTATGCGTTTGGAGGTCCCGTTAACACGACAGCATCTGGCAATCCCGTTCCCCTGCTTTATGGGCAACGGGAAATTGGCGGCGCCATTATATCCGCCGGGGTTTATGCAGAAGATCAGCAATAAACCAAACCACGTACTGCAAGCCACCTGACGGTGGCTTTTTTATGGACGCGATATGACGACGACAATCATCAAAGGCCGCGGTAAAGGTGGCAGCAATCAGACCCGAACACCCATTGAAGCACCTGACAGCATTCAGTCCATTGCAAGGGCAAAGGTGCTGATTGCGCTTGGAGAGGGTGAGTTCGCTGGCGGGCTTGATGGTAAAAACATTTTTCTTGGTGACTCATCTTCCTACACGCCTCTTCAGAACGCCGACGGAAGTTATAACTTCAATAATGTGAAATATGAGTTCCGTTCCGGTACTCAGGACCAGGACTACATTCAGGGCTTCCCCGGCATTGAAAACGAACTTCAGGTTTCATACGAGCTGAAACATGCTGTGCCGTACGTGCGCGCGGTATCCAACACGCAGCTCTCTGCGCTGCGAATTCGCCTGGGATGGCCAACTCTTTTACTCCAGAAAAACAATGGCGATAAAGTCGGTACCCGCGTTGAATACGCTATCGACCTTTCAGTAGATGGCGGACCCTATGAAACGGTAGTCAACGGAGCTGTGGATGACAAAACAACAACGCTTTATGAGCGCAGCCATCGTGTAAACCTTCCGAAAGCTACGACAGGCTGGCAATTGCGGGTTCGAAGAATCACTCCTGATTCGACGAGCGTAAATGTTGTTGACACCATGCGCGTTGTGGCTGTGACTGAAATTATTGACGCCAAACTACGCTACGTAAACACAGCCCTGCTGTACGTTGAATTTGACGCAAAGCAGTTCCCTAATGGCATTCCTCAGGTTGTATGCAATCCGAAAGGTCGAATCATCCGTGTACCGGACACCTACGATCCTGAAACCCGGACTTACTCTGGTACCTGGGAGGGTGTGTTTAAATGGGCATGGACGGATAACCCTGCCTGGATTTATTACGACATCATTCTGAACGAGCGTTTCGGGCTGGGTCAGAGAATTGACGCGACACAGATAGATAAATGGGAGCTTTATCGCATCGCTCAGTATTGCGATCAGCCAGTGCCTGACGGGAAGGGTGGTAGCGGGACGGAGCCTCGTTTTCGTTGTAACGTTTATATCCAGGACCGTAATGACGCCTGGACCGTACTTCGTGATCTGGCGGGTATATTTCGCGGCATGACGTACTGGGGCGACAATAAGATGTATGTCCTGGCTGATATGCCACGGGATGTGTGGCACATCTATAACCACGCCAGCGTTGTTGAAGGAAAATTTACCTTTGCGGATCCGAGTGAAACCACCCGAAACACTGCCGCGCTGGTGAACTGGTCAGACCCTGCCAACCACTATAAAGACACGCCTGAGCCTGTTTACGATAACGATCTGGCCATGCGCTTCGATTATCGTCAGCTCGAAATGACTGCGATCGGCTGCACCAGGCAGTCAGAGGCAAACCGGCGGGGGCGCTGGGCGCTGCTCACTAACGGTATCGGCGAGGTGGTGACCTTCAGCACGGGCATGGACGTTCCACCTGTCGGGGAGGTGATCGGCGTGGCTGCTAACGAGCTGGCCGGAAGAACTATCGGCGGCAGGGTGAGTGCGGTTAACGGCCGCAACATAACCCTCGATCGCGCCGCTGATGTGAAGGCCGGGAACCGGCTGTTTTTGAATCTTCCATCAGGCACAGCTCAGGCCAGAACCGTCCAGGCCGTTAACGGAAACACAGTCACTGTCACCACACCCTACAGCGAAACGCCGGAGGCTGAATGTAACTGGGGTGTGGACTCTGACGATCTGTTTATAGCGCTTTTCCGTGTTACGGGAACGCGGGACAACAACGACGGAACTTTCGAAGTCACCGGGACGACTTACAACCCTGACATCTATTCTGCCGTTGATACCGGTGCAAGGCTGGACGAGCGTCCGATCAGTGTTATTCCTCTAGGGGTTCAGGCCCCTCCAGACAATATCGTCGTGGACAGTTACTCTACGGTTAACCAGAACATTGCGATCACCACTATGCGTGTTGCCTGGGATGCCGTTCAGGGTGCAGTTGCGTACGAGGCCGAATGGCGACGAGACAGCGGAAACTGGGTTAGCGTGCCGCGTACGTCATCACTCGGTTTCGAAGTACAGGGGATCTACTCTGGTCGCTATCTGGTCCGGGTGAGAGCAGTAAACTCCAGTGATGTTTCATCCGTGTGGGTGTCATCTGCTGAAGTAACTCTGACGGGTAAAGTGGGTAATCCACCTAAACCGGTTGGGTTTACTGCTTCTGAAAACGTTGTGTTTGGTATCGAGCTGAACTGGGGTTTCCCGGCGAACACCGATGACACCCTGAAAACGGAAATTCAGTACAGCCTGACCGGTACCGAGGATGATGCAATCCTGTTGGCCGATGTGCCTTACCCGCAGCGCAAATATCAGCAGATGGGTCTGAAGGCAGGGCAGATATTCTGGTACCGCGCGCAGCTGGTTGACCGAACCGGTAATGAATCGGGGTATACCGACTTTGTACGGGGGCAGGCCAGCATCGATGTTTCTGATATCACTGATGCCATCCTGGAGGATATGAAGGGGTCTGAGACATTTAAAGACCTGATCGAGAACGCTGTGGACAGCAATGAAAAAATTGCTGATATGGCGGATGACATCAAAAGTCATGCCGATGAGCTGGAGAAGCAGGCACTGGCTATTGCAGATAACGCGCAGAAGACAGGCCAGCTTCAACAGTCTGTTTCGTCTCTGGACACGAAAGTCGATGGCGTGTCATCCAGTGTAAGCCAACTCTCGCAGTCTGTGGCCACGGCAGACGCTGCGCTTGGTCAGAGGATAGACAACATCAGCGTGTCTATGGATGGTATGACGGGAGGCGTGAAGAACTCGGCAATTGCGATTATTCAGAATGGACTGGCACAGGTGACTTCCCGCCGCTCACAAACCGTGACGAATGCCAGTAACAGCGCCAGTATAGACCGTGTCGATACTACGATTGCTGATGCCAGCCAGGCGGTTGCCCGCGCGCTGGTCACTCTTGATGCGTCTTCCGGTGGCAATATCTCCAATTCCACCAACCTCACTGAAACGTTGGCTGACTTCACCCAGGCGACAGCAACGCAAATAAACTCGCTTAAAGTCACGGTAAACGGGCAGTCAGCGGCAATCGTCACGAATGCTCAGGTGTCGGCAGATATCAATAATAACCTGAATGCGATGTACAGCATTAAGGTCGCTGTTGATGCTAATGGTAACCAGTACGCGGCAGGGATGGGGATTGGTGTTCAGAATACGCCTGCGGGTATGCAGTCGCAGGTACTCTTCCTGGCTGACCGCTTCGCTGTGATGACCCAGGCCGGTGGAGCGGTGACTCTGCCGTTTGTTATCCAGAACGGACAGACGTTTATCCGCGACACCTTGATCCAGGATGGGACAATCGCTAACGCGAAGATCGGAAGTTACATTCAGTCCTCAACCTGGGATGGCTCTGGGAATGTTGGCTGGCATATCAATAAATCCGGTTATGCCGTTTTCAATAACGTCACCGTGCGTGGAACTGTATATGCCACTAACGGCAGCTTCAAAGGGTCAGTCGAGGCGACCACTTTTGTCGGTGACATTGCAAACGTCGGGATTGGAAGTGACGTGAATATTTCCGGCGGTGGGGTTGGGTCACAAACAATCACGTTTACGGATTCCTCAACATCAGCACTCGGTAAATCAGCACTTCTTGAGGCATTGATTTTCGTTTCTTCACTGTCTGGTACTACAACAGTCTCCATAACTCTCAGTATCAACGGGAATACGCGTGACTTGGGCACAATCAATGTTCCTGCCGGGACTGGTGGGCTTTGGATGACCGTAAGACATGCAGTAAGGGGGATCACATCAGCGACTGTAACCGGGACCATCACAGTCATAGGAACAGGAACAGCCAGTAAGACGATATCAGCACCGACATTAACCATTACCCGCGGTACCGGCTCATTTGCCTGATCTTTCTGACATTCAACCTTATTTATAGCCTGCTAAGAAAACAGTCCAACTTTAAGGGGGCAGTTCATTCGGCGGGTTTTTTATTGTCTGGAGAAGATATGCTTTATAACACTGGCACCATCGCCATCAACGGAAATACCGCCACCGGGACGGGCACAAACTGGACTGCACCGGCCAGTCAGGTTCGTGCTGGTCAGACGATTATCGTTGCGTCAAACCCGGTGCAGATGTTCCAGATTACAACTGTCGACGGCGCGACATCCTTGACCGTTACGCCTGCCGCATCTCCAGCGCTCAGCGGCCAGAAGTACGGCATTCTGGTGTCCGACAATATCTCTGTCGACGGACTGGCCCAGGCGATGTCGCAGCTTATCAAAGAGTATGACGAGAACATTGGCGCGTGGGAGACGTTCGCCACAACCTCAGCCAATCAGAGCATCACTGTGACAATCAACGGCATCGCCGTAACCATCCCCGCCATCGGTAAACTGGCTCAGAAAGGGGCCAATGGTGCGCTGCCTGTAGAACAGGGTGGAACAGGCGGGACAAATGCATCAGACGCTCGCTCAAACCTCGGTTTAGGAGACCTGGCAACAGAGAAAAGTAGCGGTATTAGAAAGCAACTTCTCAAAGTTGACCCGCAACTTGGAAGCTCCGTTGAGCTTAACGTGTTTAGCCCTGGAGCTGGAGTAAAAAATGGCTCCGGGTTGATGTTCAGGCGTCCAGCATCTGCTAGCTATGTCATCATGCAGTATGACACCTCAGGTAGTTATGAGGTCAGTAACGTTATTATGGGAATTGACACAGCCTCCCGTAACGTTTCATGGGATTTTCAGTTGTCAGGAAACGCTGTTGCAAATGCTGGATCATGGCTAAACAATTCTGATAAAGACATCAAAACCAATATCAAGACTATAGAAAACCCGCTTGAGAAGATGCGTATGATGCACGGATACACCTGGGACCGTCTGGATGATGCACCTCCGGGGCAGGGATTTATTGCGCAGGAACTTATGGAAGTCATGCCGACGGCAGTATTTGAGGGCGGACGTACAGAACTTAAAGACGGAACGGTAGTTGAGAAAACATTATCGGTAGATGTAACTGGTGCATCAGCAGCGCTTCACCATGAAGCCATTCTGGAGTTAATGAATAAAGTCGAAGAGCTGACAGCAACAGTTGAAAGATTACAGGCTAGTAGTTGAAAGCGGTGCAGCCTCAGTGGAGCAAAATAGAGGCTGCTTCGGTTTATTCACTAACAAGCCACATATCGGACTCTTCAAACATTTCCTCAAGCATGCGGTTCAGACGTTCTTTTTCAGTTTTTGTGCAATCGCTATTTAAGGCGTTCGCCTGCATCGGTTTCACTTTCACTTCAGCATCAGGGAAAATCTGGTGTACTCGCTTCGTCAGCTTAGCCAGGATGATCTCTCTGGCGCCAGGCAAACCATCAAAATTTCTTTTGTCATAAATTAGTTCAACGAACATAACTCCACTCCCTTACTGTTTAGATATACAGTATTTATACCGCAGAGGTTTTGTCTGTCAAGGAGTCCAATGTGAGCAATTAAGGTTTTGGGGAAGTTATGGCAAAGTTTTGAGAACTGCTATGCCCTGCAACACCGATGGTGACTGATGTTGGCTTGATTCAGGCATGGGGCATGGATGGGGCAAAAGTGGTCTGTGAAGTTCGTTAAAGTTCGCAAATCTCGCTTTGCATCGATCTCGCTCATCCCTTGTTTAATGCGCTCCTGGACGATCTTTATCGATTTTAAAAACTATGAGTTCATATTATAAAAATGTAGCGAAAAAAGGTGCTTGCACCTGAAAAGATGAACATTCTGCATAGCGCGTTTTACACAACAGGAATATATTGAATCGTTACTCGACAAACGATGCATAAGGTTTTCTATGACAC